TTGAGGCGCTGCCCTCTGCCCGCCAAACGTCTGATTGGCAAAGGCTTCAACGTCTTGAGCGCTTGCCCCATCGGGGCCTTCAAACACATGGACTTGACCGTCAGGGCCTTGAACGCGATAACGTGCCATCACTTCTCCACGCCTAGATATTTGAAGCCACTAGCAGCCGGGGCAGGCTTGAGCAATGGGCTAGACCTGTACCCCTGATCCTCAGAAAACGACTTGTTCAAAGCATCATTGACGCCTTGGTATTCACGCTTGAGGTTCATCAGCTTGCGCACGGTCGTTGGGGCGTCATCTTTCACGCCAGGAATGAACGGCTGCAGTCTCGGGGCCTCGCTAGCTGTAATGGCCGCGCCTGACAAGTCGTGAAACTTCTGCCCGCCAATCTGTGCAATCTGGGCACGCACAGGAACGCCTTTGGGGTCGGACCTCTGTCTAAGCATGTCAGGCAATGTGTTCCACAGTCCTAGCGCGTCAGGTGATGCGGGATTCACGCCATTCGCCCTGACTGGCTCGCCCGTTTTGGGGTCCACATCAATGCCCGTCGCCGACTTGATAGCCGATAGCGCTGCATCAATGTTGCTGATGGCCTTGGTGTTCTCGACAATCCGGTTTGTCTCGGTAGCCGGGATCTGCTTCAAGGGGGCTGTCTTTGCCGCTGGCCCGCCAGGGATCGCGGCTAAAACTTGCTCGCCAGTGTTAGGGTTAGTGGTCCATTGATACCCAGACGGAGCCTTGCCGCCGCCCTGCCCCACCGCCCCTGTTTGGGCCTTACGAAGCCCCGCCGTAGCGTTCTTCTCATTGGCACCCGCATAGTGATCAGCCGCAGCCGCTTTAGCCTGGCCAGCTTGAGCCCCGCGCAGGTTAATGGTTGCGCCCGCCATCGGGTTAGCCGTGTCCAACGCGCCGCCGTACTCATCCAACACCGCGCCCGTGCTGTCGGCCTTATAAAGCGGCTTGCCCTCTGCTGCAGCCTGAGACCCCGCAACATCGTTGCGCTTGAGCGCGCCGCTCAGAACCTGATCCCCCAGCCCCATCGTGCGGTAAGTCTGATCGGCCTTCGCCAAATCATCGGCTTTATTGTCCTTGACGTTGCCCAGTAGCGCCGGGGCAAGTTGCCCGATCAAGGCGCCAATCTTGCCAAGCGATGCTTGGTCAACCATTGGCGCCGTGCCAGCCGTAATGCCTTGCTCGGTGGGCGGGCCTTGCAAATCCTTCTCAGGCATCACGCCCGTACTGAGGTATTCGCGTGCGGCCTTGACTTGTGGCACCGTTGAGCCAGACCGGGCCGCAATCGTTGTTTCAAAAACACCGGGGCGCCCTTGAATAATGGCTGTCTCTGCCGCGTCTTGGTCAGCCTTGGCGCCGTAGCTGCGCGCCTGGGCGTCTTGCACCGCCTGCTGCCCGATCAATTGAGCAATGCGCGACTGATTCAGCGCCTCTTTGTCCTGCGCGGCCTGGTATGCCCCATCGCCACCCGCAAAAGCAGAGGCGAGTTTAGACACACCCGGAAGGGCTGCGCTAATGGCTGATCGGTGGATGGCGTATTGAGGCATAGCGTCCTATCAAGGGCCTGTGTTCGCGGTCGTTGTCGGGTATTGGCTCTTGAGGTACTGACCTTGCAGGTACTGCGAACCAAGCGTACCCGCAGCCTGCGCAATCTGCCCATAGGCGCCAGGCGTCACACCGCTTGCATCAAGTTGAGCTGCCCCAGCCATTCGACCGTTAGAGCCGAATGCACTTTGAAGCGTGCCCATCATGCTTGCGCGCCGTTGGCCTTCATTGGTCATGAGCGAGTTAGGGGCGCGGGTCTTTGCTGCTTCACGCGCGATGGACGTTAGCCGGTTGCCCTCATCAATAGAGCGATCAGCGTTCGCCTTCAAAAAGTCCGCCGACAAGTTCCCGCCGCTGCCTGACGTTCCCACCCCAGCACCACCAGCGCCACCGGCTGCAATGTCTGATTTGGTCTTGTCAAAGAGGGCGTTTTCTTGATCGGTCAAGGCTTGTTGGCGGGCTTCTGGGTCGTAGTTCTTCGCCTCAGTCTGCACCATCTGGGCAGACTTCTTTGCTTCAGCCTCTTGGCTGGCAAGCTGGTTATTCAAAACGCTTCTGCGCTCCTGCGCCGCGTCATTGCTGGCCTTAATAGATGCCGCCGTGCCAACTGCCGCGATAACGTAGGGGATTGCTGCCGTTGTCATGCTTGCCTCAATATGTCTTGGTCACGGTGCCATTGCTAGCCGTTGGGGATGCGCTTTTAGAGCTGGGGAACAGGGCCGAATTACGCCAGTCATAAGCACCTTGGGCGGTCTTGCTCTGTTGGTACAGCAACCCCGCATCAGCGAACAAGTCACCGACAGACGTACCCGCAGCATCTGACGCGGCCTTGTCAGAATTCACCTTCATTTGGTTCAAAGCTGAACTGATCGCACTGCTTGAATCAACGCCTTGGTCAATAGACTGCAGCAGTCCCAAGCGGGTAGATTCGTCGCTGCCACGCATGTCCGCAGCAACACCATCGGCTTTAGCTCCGAGGTCAATCAGCCCTTGGTTGTACTTGCGGTTAACCAGGGCGTTTTGGTCAATGTCAGTAGAGCCGCCATTGAGCCCCTGAGAGAACAGCGAGAACTTGAGGTTGCGCTGAGCGTCGGTGTTTTGCTCGTCAATCTGCCGCTTGCCTGCCGTGTAGGCGTTGTCTCTGACGCCCGTATAAAGCGCCTCACGCGCCGCTTTGTTGGTTGCGGCCTGAGCATCAGTAGAGGCATGCTCAGCAGCTACAGCAGCGTCATACCCAGCTTGGTCAAACACCTTTGAAAAGATCGAGCGAGAGCCTGGCGTAGATTGACTACTGTGAGTGAAGTCTGCCTTGTTGACGCTGCTTGTCGTCGGCGCCTCACCAAAGATCAGGTTAAGACTATCCCGTGCAGATTGCTTGTCAGCCTCTATCTTTGCTTGGCGCTCGCTTGCACCATCATCACCGCCGCCGCCCATTTACGCCACCCTTGCAAAAATGTGGAAAGACTCTCCGCCCGTTCCTACTTGTCGGCGCGTCCCCTCATGGTCCATTCCAAGCCGCTGGGCAAACTCCTTAGCCTGCTCCCAGCCGACCAACGTGCAAGCCTCAATGCGGCGCATGCCCGCATGCTTGAAGGCGTTATCTGCCACTGTGCGCGAAAACCGTATTAGTTTTTTGAACGAACGCATGTTGTTGGCGCAAACCATCCAAGCGATACCGGCCTTGTCGTGCTGCAGTTGAATGCCAAAGATGCACACCGGGGCGCCGTCTTGCTCAATGAACCAGGCAGGCCCCTCGCTTTGATAGCGATTGACCGCGAACGCCTCAGCACTGGTCTTGCCCATCGCAGCTTCAATGCCGCGCCTGTCCTCGTCGCGCATGTTTCGGCAAACGTGCAAGCAGGCGTCAAGCGTGAGTTGATGAGCCGTCATACCGTCGCCAGCGGGAAGAAATAAACCGTCATGGCGTCAAGCTCGAAAGTCTCGTCACGAGCATGGCGGAACACTGGGGCAATCGCTGGGGCCACCACTTCAACGGGGATCACGTCACCGGGGCGCGTGTCATCCGTCATCGTCTGCGCGACGGTTTCTTTCAACTGGTCACGCGGGTCATACTTGAAGCTCACATCTGCAGAGCCCTGCATAACGTAATCGGCGCCATAGACCTGTTTTGCAACGCCGGGCGTCTTGGCATCTTGAAACGCCATCTGCACTTCAACATTGATGAGTTCGCCACTATCTGTGAACAGCTTTGCATCCAGTGAGTACAGGTTTTCATCGGTGCGCAGGTACACCACACCGTTGAGCGTCGTGATGCCCTCAATCAAGAAGGGGAAGGTGTACTCAGACCAGCAGGCGATTTTTGAAGACTTGGAGAAGGTGTAGACCCACGCCTTAGAAGTCGCGCCCTGATCGAAAACACACCAGTACTGCCCAATCTGGTGAATCCAGATTCCGTAAGGCTGGCGCGGCACCGGCTGAGCTTGTGCCGTCGCAATGTCGGGCACAACCATCGTGTCAATCGGCACGCCTACATCATTGTCGTCAATACGGTAACTGATCGCCTGAACCGCCATCGACCGAAAGCCAAACGGCGACAAGAAGACCAGATCGGTAGAGAACGAGGCCAGAGACAAAGGTGCCTGCGTCCCCACACCATAGATGCGCTTGCTGATCGCGTTAGCAGTAGGGTCAACCGCCACATTCCAAATCTGTGACGACTCACTGAAGAACACCACCAAAGCGTCTTGAAAGGTGCCCACCGCCGTACAAGCTGACTTGGTATCTTGCTGTAGGCTCACCGACAGAAAGCCCGCATCGCTGGCCGTGGTCCAGTCTCGGGGGTTGCCAACAGCGCAGAACCTCACCACCTCACCAGATGCGGCAAACACTCGGCTAGCCGCCTTGGTAACGCTGATTGACGTGGGGCAGTTGCTGTCCGTGATGAACGTGGGCGCCTTCCCCGTGTGCGTACCTGACTGCGTGCCGGTCGTGTTGATCGCGGACCCGCCGTTGGTCGCAGACAGGGTGAACGTGTTCGCAGAAGGTGCAAGCACGTAGTAAGTCACGCCAGCAGTTAGGCCAGTAGGCAGTACGCCAGTTGTCGAAAATACCACCTCCCGGCCAGCGGTAAGACCATGCGCTGCCCACGTCACAACGCCAGGGCTTGCAATCGTGATCGTGACATCAGAAGGAGTGGAGTCCACATAGTGATGGCCTACAGTGCCGCCGATGTATTCCGCCACCACATAGGGGAATGCTTGGTACGTGTCCGCGTAGTGGATGCGCTGCAAGCCGCTTGCTGATGTAGGTGTATCGAGCGCAATCGTGTCCACCACAGAGGGCGCAGCAAATGAAGCACCACGCTCAATGAACACCTTCAGGCGCCCATTGATCGACTCAAGCCCATACGATCCAGTCAAACCAGTCGTTACCAGTTTCAAGCCGGGGCGTTTCTTGATGCGCTTGCCCAGCGTGATAGACGCATTGCGCAATGTCCATAGCTTGCTGGCGTCCTGCACCTTGATATCAAGCCGACGATCAAGACCGCCCGACCAGTCGTTGTATGAAATGGCTGGCATCAGGGCACATCCCGGCCAATGACCAAAGGTTTGCGGTCTGCCTCACCTGGCTTGGTCCTGCGATACGTGCCAGACGAGCCAAACGACAGGCCGCGAATGTGCCCAAGCAGGCTATTCAACTGCCCTTGGTACACCTGTGCATCGGGTTGTCGATAGTGCGCCTTGGCATTGGCCACAGCGTGCAGTAGGATCAATTCATCATCCAGCGTAGCCGGGTCATCGTTGCCAACGAATGGGGACAAGTCTTTGATGAACCAGAAGCGAATGGTGTACACCTGATCCGCTTTCGGGTAAATCAAGCACTGCTCCAACCGCTCGTACCGCTTTGGGTAGCTGAGCGTTTCCATCGTTGACCACATTTCTGTCACGATGCCCTCGGGGATCTGGCGCCACTGCCCGTTGTAGACAGTCTCAAGCCGCAATATGCGCTGATTTCGTGCGCAGGCGTCGGGGTAGTCAACGCTGTTTTGCCCATAGCCTATGGTCTTGTCCTCATAGGTCGTCAGGTTGTTCCACTCGGTTTCCCAATAGAGTTGGGACTGACCGTTTCTCAAAAACGAGTCAATGAGCGATTGATTCGCGCCACCTGACGCGCCCATAGCCCCCATGCCCAACCGGGCCAGGAGTTCACCGCGAAGCGCGCCAAGTGTGCGATATGCCATCAACGTTACGCCAGCTCGGCGCCTGCTTCATCAAACAGTTTCAACAGCTCTTCACGCTTGGCATCAGCCGGTACGGGTTGACCGTAGCCGTGCAGAACCTCGATGATTTGGGCATCAGGCATGTCCTGGGGTTCAGGCTTGCCCAGCACCTTAGAAAACATGCCCTCACGGAATCGACCGTAAGCACCTTCAACGACAGACACGGGCCGCCCCGTTTCCTCGTCTTCCTTGGTGCCGTACACATTTTTGAGTCGGGCAAACTCGGCCTCTGGGTTGCCTACGAACACATACCCAATGCAAGCCGATGCGCTAGGGCGCGGGATGGGGTCTTGCGTGCCGCCCTTGGGCTGATGCACGATCATGGATCGGTCAGGCTTGGCGCTGTAGCCCTCGTCAAGCGTCGAGGGGTCAACTTCTTCAACTGTGCCTTCCCCGAAGACTTGCTCAAGAATGGGGATTTCGTGCTGCCACACCACGCGGGACGTTTTCGTGGTCATATCGCGCTCAATCGTCACGAGCACACGGCGAGAAAGGGTCTTGTCAGAGTCGGCGGATTTGCTGCGGGCCATTTGGCGTCCTTGTGTGGCGTCGGCGGTCGCCGGGTAAAAAGGGGGTCCAGACCTGAGCCCGAACCCCAAACCCCAACGCCGCCGCGAAGGGGGTACAGCAAGAAACAAAACAGCGCCCCAACATCAGGGCGCACCGATCAGGCCAGAGCCAAAACGGCTTGAGCGTTAGCCCGGTTCATGGTCAAAGCGCCACGCCAAGTGATCGCCCAGTAATACTCATAGCGGTCATACGCACGGGGAGGCTTGCGGTTCTTCATGTCGTGGCCATCCAGCGGGCGCAACGTGATGTGCTGGCTGTTCAGGAAATAGCAGCGCTTTTCCCAAGGCGTCGCAGGACCAAAACGTGCGTCCAACTCGGCGAACTCTGGGGACCACTGCATCTCAACGCCGTGGAAGGTGCATTGCTTGGTGCCGCCCTCCACTTGCTTTTCGTTGCTGGGGCCAAAGTCCATACGGCCATATGTGCCCAGCACGAAATTGCGGTAGCCGTCCAAGAATGTCGAGCCAGTCAACACCAGATCAGGGCGCCCACCGTTACGGATACACCCACGCCACGCGACTTCCATCTGGTTCAGGATCGAGCCTGTACCGGCAGTGGTTGTGATGCCCGTGGCCGTGTTGTTGCGCCAAAAGGCGTTGGCGGGCTGAGAGCGGTCAATGCCGCCGACCGTGCCAGTCGTGGGCGTGAGCGACACCAGACCGTCCAATCCGGTGATAGCGTCAGTGCTCTGCGTGCCGTCAACGTGCACATGATACGAGAATTGCTCTTGGAAGCCCAAGCGCAGCACCTCGGCCTGTTCTTCAAACAGGTTGGTCAGTTGGATTTTTTCAGCATCAGAGGCCGCGCCGGTCTTGCCGCTGTCATCAATGGTGATGCCGTTTTGAGCCAGGCGGTCCTCATCCAGGGCCAGGCCGTCATGGCACGAGCGCCAAGCGTAGTTGGCTTGGGTCAGGGTCTGGCGACGGTTGTAGGTGACAACAGACGAGCCGTTGAACCACTGGAAGTTAGAGCCGTAGCTCTTGCGGATCTGCTCAACGATGTACTGCTTTGCACCGGGGGCCGTTTTCTTCTTGGCCTGCAGGGCAGTCAACAGGGGGCGTTGCAAAACAACTTGGTCAACCGGCTTTTGAGCCAGGTAGTAGTCAAGACCGGCATAACCGGCCTCAATGATTTCTTGAGAGGTAAAAGGCATGGTATCTCCGTGCAAACGTGGGGGTTCATTGCTTCGCGGGGACGAATCCGGCGTTACGTCACGTTTGCGGGCGGTGAAGCCGCTTACACCTCAAAAGATCAAGTCGGGTGGCCGATTCCCGATTACGTCCGGTTGAACATGGCTTCCATCATCGAGCGCGGCTTTTGTGATGGGCTCGGCGTGCCAGATGGGCGCAATGTCTGAGTAGCAGGCACATTTGTACGACTTGTGCCCGCTACTTTTTTGATCATTTGATATTGATGTTGGATCAAGCTGGGCCAGCGTGCAGGCGGGATGCCCTCAAGCAGTCCCTCTTTGATCGACTGCAGCAACTGAGGCTCAATGGCTGCATAGTCGATATCGCTGGTTTTCATCTGCTTGCAAAAGCTGTCAATGCTGTCCTGTGCGCTGTTGATGGCCTGCTGTGTCTGCTGCTGGGCCTGTTGAACCTGCTGCACTTGCTGCGTGCGTTGTGTCTGCTGCTGGGACTGCGTGCGAACGCGGGCCAACTCAATAGCGTGGGCCTCGGTCAACTGCAGGTTGTCCACCGCATCACGCAAATCAGGATGTTGCGTCAGCGGGTCTGCGCTCAATTGCTGGCCGGTCATCAGGGCCAGGGCCTGCATTTGCTCCTGCAGGATCGCTGTCGCAGCTTGGTAGTCGCCGCGATTGAACGCCCCGGCAAATTGGCTGAACAACTCGAATTGCTCTTGCTGAATCCCGTTTTGCTGGAACGTCTCGCGCACGTAGTTAAGCTGCGGCTCAACCTCTTGGCGCCAAGCTGTCTGCTCCTTGACCGTGTTGGCAAGTTGCTGGAATCGCTGCTGCGCCTTTTCCCCAAGACCTTCCGGCATAGCGAGCGGGTCAGCTTCTACAGACTCGGGCTTTACCTCGGCTGGCAGCTTGGGGGCCTCTGGCGCAGCGGTAGCAGTGGAAGTAGGCGCTGCGGGCGCTTGCTCTGCGGCCTTGGGAGCAAAGCGCCCGAACTCGTCACGCGGCTGGCCTGCCTCACCGGGCGTGAGGGCGGCGCTCATGGCCTCCAACATAGAAGTCGGCGCAGTGGGAGTATCGACAACGGGCGCCGACTCAACCGGCGTCATATCAGCGGGCGCACCACCCAAATCACCACCCTCATCAGCAGGGCGGCGCAGCACATAGAAGAATCGGCGGATGAACATGGTTATTGCGGCGCGTCGGCGCTCTGTTGTGAAGGATCTTCGGGAAGCGGTTCAGGCATCTGCAATTCAGGCGCCTGCATTGGGGGCTCAGGATGCGGAGGCTCTTGGCCCTCTTGCATCCCATCAGGCTCTGGCGCTTCGCCAGGCCCCTGCTCTTGCAATGCGCCCATGTCGGGGATTTGCCCGCCTTGCGCCGCGATCATCAGTTGCATGAATGTGGGCACAGCAACGCCTGGGTTAGCGCTGGTCGAGAGGGAAACAAACGCCTTAACCACGTCCTTGTCTTGCAACTCGCGCATCTTGTCCAACTCGCCCATGAGTGTTTGGACCTGTTGCTTCATCGCTGACATTTGCTGCATCAGCGCATCAGCGCTAGGCTTGCCGTCTTGCGTTTGCGCGGGCAGGAATTGCTCAATGTCTAGGCGCTCGTCAAAGCGGCGCAGGGTTTCGCGCGTGAGGGCTACAACGGCTTGGGCCAATTGCTCCTGGCCGTCTTGGCGAAGCTGCGAAACCTGCTGCATGGCCTCTTTGATTACGGGAAGCAATTTGGTCCAACGGTCTTGCTCTTGCAAGCGGTCAGGCCTGCCAGTGGAGCCGCCACGCACCTCAATTTGCACCGCGTTGAAAATCTGTTCGATGTTGAGCGTGGGCCACTGAGCGCCATCACCCACCAGTGCCTTAACCTCTTGGTCAGACATGCGGCGAAGCATGATTTCCACCGCGTATTGACCCACCTCGGTCAGCATGTCCTCAATCGTGTCTTGTCGCTCCTGGCTACGCCCACGCAAGCCCTGAGAAAGAATCTCAGCCTCTGTAGCCGTCTTGGCTGTGCGAATGGAGCCGGTCGAGGCATCACCACCACCGACCAAGCGCTCAATGTCAGCGCGAGCGGGGCCAGTGTCGTAAACAGATGGGTCTAGCTTGCCCAATTGGCCCATGAAAATGTCATCAGACAAAGGCCGACCGCCCACGCCCTCGACCATGACCACATCCATGCCGTTGCGGTTGCGGATGCGGTTGATATCGCTGTCGGTGAGCGTCCCGCCCTTGCGCACAATGTTGACAGGTCGGCAGTCCTTGCGGTCTTGAACAAGGTCGTCGCGGCTGTCGTTGTACTCCTGCACGAGCGGGTCCGTGATCTGCACATCGGACATAGGGTAAAAGCGCCCATCCACCTCATTGAACAAGAAGCAGAAGAACGGATACCACCGCTTGCCCGTCCAGTTGGGAGACATGGGCTCACGGCAAAAGCCTTCTTCGCCGTCGCAAATCGTGAACACGCGGCTAGCGTCTTGGTCCCAAATCTCCCACACGCAATAAAGCTCTGAGCGCGTGGAATCCGCGCTGCTCTCCGTGAAATTCGAGGTCCCTGGCTGCTCCCTGTATGCCTTGGCCTTCTTGGGCTTGTAGCCAAAGCGCGCCGCGTACTGGTCTTTCGTCAACCACGAGCGATGGGCGATTGCTGACGCGCCATCGTAGTCGCTGAGCGCACGAACTGAGTCATCCAGAATCAGTACGTCCTCAGACATGACGAAATCGACAACCAGGCCGCGTGACACAACAACCTCAGATTGAGACTGCAGGCCCGCCACCAACTCGCGCAACTTGGCAAGCTCCAAATCGGTGTCTCGGGCGCCCGCCTCATCAAGCTCTTGCCGCTTGGCATTGAGCCGGTCGATATTGTCTTGTGTGTCTTTCAGCTCGTTTTGGACAAGCGGGTCTGTTTTGCGGTCCTCTTGCCACGACACCTTCCACCACCCTACCGCTGTCGCATAAGACGAGCGTAAGGCGGCCTTGGCGCGCTTCTTGAGCTTAGCGTCCTTGACTAAAACGCGGTGCAGCAATGCCTCACACGTCTCAGCAAATGTCTGGATGATGGGATCGGCCTGGCTCACGCCAACACGCGGCGCGGGAGACACCGCAAACTCGGGGTCTTTAGCGTAAATCTGCGGTATCAGCATTGCCTGGTTAGCAAAGTGCAGGTTTGCACGCACCTTGTCGGCGCCCGATCCGCTTTTGAAGCCAGCCAGCAACTTGCGGCTGACATTGAACTGCTTGAAATCGTCCTCATGACGCTTGAGGGCCGCATCAATCCGCTTCTTCCAATCCTTGGCTAATGCCTTGTCCTGCTCCGATGGCTCGGGGCGGTCGTTGGGTTGGGTTTGGGCGGGCTGTGCAGCGCCTGCAAGCGTCACGTCTGGCATCAGGCAACCACTCGGGCGTTAAAAGTGCCGGAGGTGTAGGCGGTCACTACGCCGCGCATGTAGCGGGCCAGTTTCACTTCACCTTGGAAGCCTGCATTAGTAGCGGCGGCGGTCAGTGTGGACTTGGCCGGGGTCGTGGCGCTGCCTGCGCTGTTGGTCACGCCAGAGATAGACACTACGGGAGCCGACACGCCAGAAGTGTTGTAGCCGCTGGCGAAGTCGCTGTAAGAGCCGTAAGCCTCAATGTCCACCGTCGCCACGGCGTTACCGAACGAATCCAGCAGAGCCGAATGACCAGCCATGTGCGGGGTCTTGTCGAGCACCACCGCGACACGAACAGTGCCGCCGTGCGTGCCGTTGCCAGCAGAGCCAACAAGCTGCGCAGTGGTAGCGCCGGTAAATGCCAGCGTCCATTCGCCGTTGGCGTTGGTGTTGCCAGTGACGCCAGCCACAGCAATGCGGTCGCCGTCCTTGAGGCCGTGGTTAGCGGCAAAGGTGGCAACGATGGGCGTTGCGTTGGTGGTGCTCGAAATGACGATCAGGTCAGCGGCAGAGCCAGCCGAACCGAGAGAGAGGGCCTTGAGAGACATGGTATTTCCTTGCGCAGAGAACGGCCCCGCTAGTCCGGGCACGAAGCAATGGGCCGTGCCGCCCGAGTGAAATCAGCCGGAAATACTCGGGCGCATCATTCGGCCACCCCGCCAGCGGACAACAGAATGTCATCACCGCGCAGCTTGCGGATGGCCTGCATGTCGCGCTCAAACGCATCAGATCGATTGGCAGGCGCAGCCGTCGCCAAATCGACGCGATCAGTCGCGCCTACAGACTGCAAGCGCGCCAGCGATGCCGCAGCCTCGACCAGTTGCGCGTCTTCGTCCTCAAACATATTGATCGTGTCTTGCAGACCCATGCACGCGATTGCATCGGCTGTGTCGCGGTCGTCAGCGTGAATGATGATCACGTCACCACCAACAGTGCAGCCGCCTTGAATCGTGGCGACGTTCTCGCCATCGAGCCAGCCCGCGACCGTATAAGCGAAGAACCTCACGCCATCGCTGTCAAAACCCTCATGCTCGAAAAGCGCAACGGGATCAGCCAGACGCTTCAACTCATCCGGTAGCAACTTGCGGCGGAATGAGAAATCGGGGGCGACGTTGGCGGCGGCAATGCTCATGCACGCATTGCACCGCTTACCGCTCTATGTTTTTTGCACAAATCAGGGCTTTGGCTTGTTGCCCTGTTGCATGAGCCATTCACCGGACCAGGGTTTAGGGCCGCCAATAGTCGCTTGCTTCACTGTAGACCACGGGCGCGCCATGCACGCATATCTGATTTCATCCGGAGCGTGGTCTTCGCTGTCGGTGTCAATATCCTCGACCTTGTGAGAATCGTGCTGAAGCGTCGGCAATGTCCGGATTGTGTCGCGGCAATCTTGAGTGACGTACAGCATTGGCTTATCGTCATCCCCGCTCAGCCGCCCGCGGACCTGCTGCCATCCAGCCTCCCGCGCTTTATCGGCCTTCTTAAACCTGATCCCGTGCGACTTAATCATGCGCTCCATGAGGCTCGGCCCGCCGTCTTCGTTCCACATGCTGCCATCCGCTGGGCTCATGTGTTCTTCAATCTTTTCTCCCTTCTCGCGCTCCTTAATGCCCTTGGCGACAGGCTCAATATCCAATTTCAAGCCCACGTTAGGGCGGGCTGTGCCGTCTTGATTTCGCTCGCATCCGTACCACTCTCGATATCGGATGATCGCCCCCCGGGGAATGAGGCGGTTTAAGTCGAAATCGGCAGAGAAAGACGAGCCCACAAGCTCATCAAGCCATGTGTCTTCCTCCACGATCACCCACCAGCCCACGGAAAACGGTCTGTACGAACCCCAGTCCATTGACCTGAATCGTGTCCACTTCGCGGGTGGTGTGAATGGCGGGATCACATGCTTTCGAGCCTGCCAGTTGTTGAAGAACGCACCAGCAACAATGTCCCAATCGCCCTCAAGCCAGGCTTTACGCAACGCCTCGTTGCCGCCAGTAGCGGCCAGGATTCGGCTGCGATAGCCGGGGTCTGCCTGCATCAAAATGGCGTTATCCGACATGCGGCTAGGAACGAACATGCGGATAAAACCCGTCTCAGGGTCGCGGTATGGCGTGCGCGGAGGGGCTACAGATATGTAGCGCTCCTTCACCCATCCATGGCCCATCCCGCCAGGGTTTCCGGTCAGCCTAACGGTACAAGGCACGCCGTGAGCACTTCGCAGGGTTGATAGCATTTTGAGCAATCCGCCTGGTGTTGGGTACTCTGTCACCTCATCAAATGAAATGCCCGTGTACTGATGCCCGTGATAGCGACCGTAGTCGCGCTCGTGCTCGATGTAGCGCATCTTGACCGTCGCTCCATTGGGCCAATACCAGCAGTTTGAAAACGGATGATCTGCGCTGGATTGGGTTTTGAATACGGCTCCTTCAAGCGGGAACACCTCCACGGCTCTGGCCTGTAATTCTTCCAGTTCTGGATAAGTTTTCCGGAACATGATCCCGCGCCAGTGTGGCCCGTACTGCATCACCCCGTCTTCTTGATAGCCGATCTGCATATCCGACTTGCCGCCACCCCGATCACCACCGAAGAACAGCTCATCGCACCAATCAGCTTCAAGCGCAGCCAGTTGCGGCCCCTTTTGCGGAACCCACATTAACCGGCCATCCCGTGGTGTTTGAGCCACTCATCACGGCTGATCTTTGGCCTCGCTGGCGCTTGAGATTGGGGATCTTCTGGCGGCGTTATGGCCTGCTTCACCGCCTCCTTATTTGCAGAAAGCAGGTTCAGCCCGACCGTGCTTGCCTCATTCGCCATCTTCGTAAGCGCAGCCACCCCTTTGAGTGCGTCTAGGCTTTGCTCATCAAGCGGCTTAGCGTCGTCAATCTCTTGAACTTTGGCATTAGCGATGCCAGCAAGCCGATGCGCAGTTGCTGCCCCGTAATGGGCTGCGCCCGCCAGATTCTCGCTTATCGCACGAAGTCTTGAAGCCAATCCGTGCGCGGTTATCTGCGCGGATATCGGAAGCTCCGAAATCGCACGCTCTGTGTCAACTATCTGTTTTGCAACGTTTTTTATCTGCGCGGATTGCGCGGAAATACGCTCTCTCAATGCGGACTCTGACACGCCGAACTCGCGCGCCAATGCACGAATTGACTCGCCGCTGATGTGTCTACGTTGACATTCAATTAACTGC